AAGGTAGCTAGATCATGATGAAAAAGAAAAAGAAAAAAACTTTTCCTGACTTAAACAAAGATGGAAAAGTAACACAAGCTGACATCCTTATGGGTAGAGGTGTGTTAAGAAAACAAAAGAGTGGTAGATATGGCTAAAGCCAAAAAAGGTAGAAATGTACCAACTAATCCTGCTCTATATTCAAGAGTAAAAGCTGAAGCTAAAAAAAAGTTCAAAGTCTATCCATCTGCTTATGCAAATGCTTGGCTAGTTAGAACTTATAAGAAAAGAGGTGGAGGATACCGAAGTGGCTAGGTCCACAGGTGGACTTACTAAATGGTTCAAAGAAAACTGGGTTGATATCGGATCACCAAAAAAAGGTGGTGGTTTCAACAAATGTGGTCGTTCTAAAGGAAGTGGTCGCAAGTACCCTAAATGTGTACCTGCATCTAAAGCTGCAAGAATGAGTAAATCTCAAATTAGATCAGCAGTATCAAGAAAAAGAGCCAAGCCACAAGGTGTTGGGGGTAAACCAACTAATGTCGCAACATTCAAAAAAAGAACAAGGGCAAAAAAGGTCTGAATTTTATTCTAAAAGATACGATTACTACACTCTTTTAGGATACCCAGTCTGTCAAGCATCTAAGTTAGCACATAGAGACTTGGCAAAAGAATTTAAACAAAAAGATCCAACAGAAGAAAAACCGAAACCAATTTGAAAGCAAACGAATTACAAACATTTATGTTAAAAAACCGACTTTCTGTCGAGCAACTGTTCAGAATGACAGGGCACAAGCCCCATGATATTCGTGGATATTTGACTGGCAAAAAGAAGATGCCTTATCTATGGACTGAGGAATCTTTAAAGCAAAAAATAACTACAAGCGATTAACTACACCTGCCTAGCAGATAGAATCGAGGAGAAATAATGGTCGAAGACAAAAAACAAGCCCAGATACAAGCAGGGCAAGATGCAAAGCTAATACTTGAGAATCCTCAAATGGTAGCTGCATTTAATGCTGTTCTCAACAATGGATATCAACAATGGATATCTACAGAAATTAAGGATAGCGAGACAAGAGAAGCACTTTATCATAAACAAAGAGCCATCTTAGAAGTTAAAAATACTCTAGTACAAACTGTAGAAAATGGGCAGATACTAGAAGAAGAACGAAAAGGAGGTAAATGATGAGTGAAAACATACCAACAAAAGAAAGTAAACATAGTGGAATTCCTGTGACTGATGTTGAATCAGCACAGAAAGCACTTCTTGAATCTATGAGGGCTTCGAAAGAACAACCTGATGAGATTGCAGAAGAAACAGAAACTCAGGAAGCAGTTTCTGAACAGGCAATGGAAAATGCCGAATCAGTTGAAAACGAAGCTGTTGAAACATTAACAGCAGAGGACTTGGTTGATGATAACCAACAAGAGCAAGTCAGCGAACCTCGTACATATACTGTCAAAATTGATGGTAAAGATACTGAAGTCACCGAAGATGAGTTATTGTCTGGTTATAGTAGACAAGCTGATTACACTAGAAAAAGTCAAGTATTGGCAGAGCAACGCAAGAAGATGGATGAAGAACTCGCAGCGACTCAACAAGAAAGACAGCAATACCAATCACAACTTGAACAATTTAATCTACAAGCCGATTCCAAATTAGAGGAGTTCAAATCGGTGGACTGGACCAAACTCAAGGAAGAAGACCCAATGGAGTATGCTCTCAAACGAGATCAATACAGGGAGCTTCAGGAAAATAAAAGATTAGTTGCAGAGGAGCAACAAAATCTTGCACAGAAACAACAAGCAGAAATGCAAACAAAGTGGAATGAAGAACTTGCAAGACAGCAAGAAGTAATGGCTCAAAGATTACCTGAGTGGAATGACCCAGAAAAAGGACCAAAACTTAAACAAAACATTAAGTCTTTTGCCCTTAAAAAAGGTTTTACTGAACAGGAAGTCGATAGTCTTATTGATGCTAGGTCTGTGGATGTCCTTCATAAAGCTATGATGTATGAAACTCTTTTAGAAGCTAAGATTAGTCAAAAGAAAGCTAAAGTTGTACCAAAAGTGCAAAAACCTGGTACACCTAGTACCAAGTCTGAAGTTAATAGTGAAAAGGTAAAGCAAACCAGAGCAAGACTTAAAAGATCAGGAAGGGTCGATGATGCTGCATTAGCAATCAAATCCCTTATGTCTTAGTCTAAATACTAACTTTTAACACATAGGTGTAATAATGGCACAATTAAGTAATACATTTGAAACTTATGATGCTGTAGGTAACAGAGAAGATTTACAAAATGTAATCTATGATATCTCTCCAACAGATACACCATTTATGTCTTCAATCGGTGCAGGTAATGCTGAAGCGACAAAACATGAATGGCAAACTGACTCACTAGCATCAGCAGCATCAAATGCTCAAATAGAAGGTGATGATTCACCAAGTGCTGCATTATCTGCTACTACTCGTGTTTTCAACTATACACAGATTTCATACAAACCTGTTATGGTCTCAGGAACACAAGAAGCAGTAAATCATGCAGGTAGAGATTCAGAACTTGCTTATCAAATAGCAAAAGCAGGTAAAGAACTCAAAAGAGACATGGAGCTTGACCTTACAGGCAAAACAGCAGCAACAGCAGGATCAGGTAATGGTGGTGCAGCTCGTAAGTCAAGAGGTTTTGAATCATGGACAGTAACTAACAATGCGTATGGTTCAGGTGGTTCTAACTCTAGTGGTACTGTAACAGATGGTACACAAAGGGTTTTAACTGAAGCATTATTGAAAGGTGAGCTAAAATCTTGCTTTGATAATGGTGGTGATCCTGACCTACTATTAGTTGGTTCATTCAACAAACAAAAAGTATCAGGATTTACTGGTAACTCAACTCGTATGGACATGGCAGAAGATAGAAGTCTTGTGGCTACTATTGATGTTTATGTTTCTGACTTCGGTGAAGTAAGAGTTGTTGCTGATAGATTCCTTCGTTCTTCTGGTAGAAGTGCGTTGATCGTTGATACAGAAATGTTTGCGACAGGTTTCTTGAGACCTTTCCAAACACAAGAACTAGCAAAAACTGGTGATGCTGAGAAAAGACTACTACTCGCTGAGTGGACATTAGTCGCTAAAAATGAAGCATCTTCAGCTACACTTGCTGACTTGACAACTTCATAAAAAATATTTTTCATGTAACTTTCTATCATGGAAGGGGCAGGTTTTTCTCATATTGTTTTCCTGCCCCACTTAGATACTAATTAATAATGACCTTGAAGAATGTATCACTTCGGAACGAGGGTTATTAATACTGGAGACTTTAATGAGAACATTAAACGATTATTTTATAAGTGGTAGGGTCGCTGACATATCAACAGCAGGTTCAACATTTGTAGCAGTTCCTGATGGTGGCAGAATAATTAAAATTATGACTGTACTACAAGGAGCTATTAGTGGTGGCAATGCTGCGATTACTTTTGAAATCGGTGGTACTGCTGTAACAGGTGCAGGAATTACAGTTGCACACTCAGGTTCAGCAGTAGGTACTATGGATTCATCTGTACCAACAGCACTTAACCGAGTTGAAGAAGATGGTTCTATCGAAATTATTACTGATGGAAACTCTACAGGTGCTAAAGCACTAGATGTAACATTTGTTATTAGGAGATAGAGATGTCAAAAATGAGAGTAACAAACACAATCAAAAGGACTGTCAATACTGGCTCTCAACAAACAGCAGCGACAAATGCAAACACAGAGTATGTTAGAGTAGTAGCTGACACCGATGGTGTTTTTATTGCTTTTGGGGCTAACCCAACAGCGACTACTAGCTCAACTATACTAGGTGCATACGACCCAGAAATATTTAAAATTGATGGTGGTATGAAAGTTGCTGCTATAGTTGCAAGTTCAACAGCAAACTTATACATAGATGAGTTAAGCGAATGAGCAGAAAGATAGGTAAAAACCAAATCTTTCACTATCATAATCCGACAGGAGAGTTCGCTATAGAACACATCGAGGATATACAACCCCTTATAGACTCAAACAAGAAACTACAACAAGAAGATCATCACAGAGCAGATGAGTTTAGACTGTCTGCTCGTATACCGATGACTGTAGTTTATGAATGGAAAAGGACATATGGGGTTGATTTATTTAACAAAGACCACAAAGAGGGTGTAAGAAAATTATTAAATAGTCCTGAGTACAGGTATCTAAAGACAACAAATAGGCGAATATAATGGCAATATCAAATTATTCAGAACTCAAAGCAGCTATAGCAGACTGGTTAAATAGATCAGACCTAACTGACTCTATACCTGATTTTATAGCACTAGCTGAAACGAGACACAAAAGAGATTTCAAAATAAGAAGAATGGAAACAAGAGTTACTGCAAGTACAATAGCAGATTCTGAGTTCTATACTTTGCCTGATAATTATGTTGCTATGCGTAACATACAACTCAATACAGATCCAAAAACACCTTTGGAATATTTAACACCTGAACAAATGGACAGGATATACGCAGGTAGTGCAACAGGCAAACCTAAAGCATTTTCTATTATTGGCAATAACATACAACTAAGACCAATACCTGATAGCGCATATCAAATAGAAATACTTTATTTTAAACATTTTACAGCTTTATCAGATTCAAATACAACTAACGATATGCTTACTCATCATCCTGATGCTTATTTATATGGCGCATTAGTAGAAGCAGAACCTTATTTGCAAAACGATAAGAGGATACAAGTATGGTCTGGTTATTACGATAGAGCAAAAAATGATATAATTAGTTCTAACGAAAGAGATAGACACTCTGGTGTAGCACCAACAACAAGAATTGACTATGGGTTATATTAATGACCACATGGACAGTTCAGACAACAAGTTCTAGCACATGGACTATACAAATAGCACAAGCTAGAGGATATATAGAAACTGAAGATAACTTGTTCTTATTAGCTACAGAAGACAACGAATTAATACAACAAGAAAATTTGACAGATATAGATACAGAAGATTATCAAGAAGTAGTACCTGTATCAACAACATGGACAATACAATAAATGGCAACTAAAAAGATTTCAGATTTTTCGGCTACTACTACACCATCGAGTAGTGCGTTATTTCCAATAGTACAGTCTAGTTCAAACTTTTCAGTAACACTCGAAAATATCGCAGCAAACTTACCTGCTGTTACAGCTACATCTATAACATCATCAGGAACAATAACTGCTAGTGGTGGATTTGCAGGAAATATTACAGGTAATGTTACAGGTAATGTTACAGGAGACCTTACTGGTAATGTAACTGGAAATGTTTCAGGTTCATCAGGATCAACAACAGGAAACGCAGCAACAGCTACTGCACTCCAAACTGCTAGAACTATTGGTGGTGTTTCGTTTGATGGTACAGCTAATATAAATTTACCTGGTGTTAATACATCAGGAAACCAAGATACAAGTGGTACAGCAGCGATTGCAACAACTGTTACCATAGCAGATGAATCAACTGACACAACTTGTTTTCCATTATTTGCAACAGCAGCTACAGGAAACTTAGGACCTAAAACTGCAAGTGGTTTAACATTTAACGCAAACACAGATGTTCTATCAGGTACATTTTCAGGAAACTTGACTGGTAATGTAACAGGAAATGCAAGTGGCTCATCAGGGTCATGTACTGGTAATGCAGCTACTGCTACAGCTTTAGAAACAGGCAGAGAGATTTCTCTTACAGGCGATGTAACTGCAAGTGGAGTTTCATTTGATGGTACTGGCAACATAAGTTTATCGACAACAATAGGTGCTAATAGTGTTGCTTTAGGCACAGACACAACTGGCAACTATGTATCTACTATTAGTGGCACAACCAACGAAATCGAAGTGTCAGGGTCAGGAAGCGAAACTGCAACTGTGACTGTAGGATTGCCGAGCAATGTAACGATTGCAGGAGACTTAACAGTCAATGGCACAACAACAAGTATTGATACAACTAATCTTAATGTTGAAGACCCATTAATTAAATTAGCAAAAAACAATAACGCAGCAGATAGTGTCGATATCGGTTTTTATGGTTTGTATGACACAAGTGGATCACAAGATTTATACACAGGGTTATTTAGAGATGCTAATGATTCAGGCAAATATAAATTATTCAAAGATTTACAAGCAGAGCCAACTACAACAGTAGACACAAGTGGCACAGGTTATGCAGTCGGAACTTTAGTTGCAACTTTTGAAGGCAATTTAACAGGTAATGTAACAGGAAATGTATCAGGAAGCTCAGGTTCTACAACTGGTAATGCTGCAACTGCAACTGCATTAGAGACAGCACGAAACATCGGTGGTGTTAGTTTCGATGGAACAGGAAATATTAACTTACCAGGTGTAAACACATCAGGTAATCAGGACACATCAGGAACTGCTGCTATAGCAACGACAGTAACTGTAGCTGATGAGAGTAGTGATACGACTTGCTTTCCTTTGTTTTCTACTGCTGCAACAGGCAACCTAGCGCCTAAGTCAGGCAGCAATCTGACATTTAACTCAGACACAGGTGTACTAGGAGCAACAACATTTTCAGGATCAGGTTCATCACTTACTGGTGTTACTTTAAAAACTTCAGCTACTGGTAGCTCACAGGTTGCAGTAGGCACGACAGCTCAAAGAGATGGCTCACCTGCAACTGGTATGTTTAGATTTAACACAACGACAACAGGATTTGAAGGTTACAATGGTAGTGATTGGGGGGCAATCGGTGGAGCAGGTGGTGGTGCTACTGGAGCAGGTGGCGATGAAGTATTCCAAGAAAACGAAAGAGTGGTTACAACTAACTATACTTTATCTACTAATAAGTCAGCGATGTGTGTCGGACCACTTACAATCAATTCAGGGGTTACAGTAACGATCCCATCAGGAGAGAGGTTAGTTATCTTATGACAGTTAAGATTAATGCAGATACAAGTGACGGATTAAAGTTTGTATCAGATACAAGTGGTGCTATAGATTTACAATCTAA